TGATTATATTACTTGCAGTAGTGGTAGCTAAATGGATCAAATGGAAAATAGTAACGCTTGCGTACATTTATTACAACGAAAAAAACCAATACCCTCACCCAAACAAAGAGGAAATGAGCGAGTGCATTGGTTATGTTGTAAAACACATTATCGGAGACTTAACTTGTCACAAATAAATTGTGTTATGACATCGACAGCAACTTTTGAAATTACATCAATAGAAAAAACTCCGATATTTGTGCAGACACCTTTGACTTTATCCCAAACAGGTTTGGGACGGATATGTTCAATGAATTCATAGCCGTCATAGGTTATCCGATATACATCGAGATCGTCAATAACATCATCGGCATCAGAATAATGGCAGTTGATAAAATCTGCATCATTAAGGACTAAAAGGGTATTTGCAATTTCTCCAATAGGATAGTCAAGCGAATTGGAAATAGCATAAATATCAACACATAAAATTTCAAGATCAGAATTTATGTCCAAATGTTCTTCTAAATAAAATAGGGTGTCGCGCAGACAATCAGGGTTGAGCTTCATAATGGTGTTCTCCTTTCGTAAAAAACTCGGCATGGCAGTGCCTGTATTTAAAAGTATAGGAGAATCTCCAATTATTTGCAACAGATGAAAACAGTGAGTAGAAAAGTGGGGTGATGAAAAGAATGAATGAACAGGAGAAAAAAGAAATAACTGAAATGACAGAAGCGGCAAAATATCTTGTGCTGCATGATCCACAGGGATTTGTGATTGCTAAAAGCAATATGGATATCTTAAAAGCCAGAGCGGATCTGGAGAAGCAGGGAGCGGAAATTGCAAGGTGAAGTCATTGGAATCGTAAAAGGATATGCGCTTTGTGCGGAGAATCAGAGAGTGAGGTGAGGAAAGATAAAAACATCTGAAATTATTATGACGGCAATCGTTTGGGTGTTTGCAATTGCTGGCATAGCAATAACACAAAAATTAGAGCCACACAATAAGATATACACTGTGTGGATTGGACTTACCGTAGTTGTGTATATGCTTTTGGTGGCTCTTAAACTTATTTCGTAGGTTCAAACAAAAAAGAAGGTTTGGTTTCTTCCAGATCTTTTTGCAGAATCAAACACACTGAAATCAATTTGGCATTGTATTCTGATAAGTTACTTTCAGAGATACCAGAAGTAGTAAAGTTTGAGCCAACATAATCAATGAAATCAAGCAACCCTTTTCGGCTTTCATCATTGCAATAAAGAAGCGCATTATTTGCGCTGGCAGTAACAGCAGCAAGAGAAGAAAAATAACTGGAGTTTGATATATAGCCATTCGCAGCTTTGATAAAATCGGCAAAAACTTTTTTCTTATCAGAATAGTAAGTGTTTAGCTGAATAGATTCGGCTTGCTGTAAGAGTTCTAATTTTCGAATTTGCTGATCGTGCGATAAGTTATCTTCATGGATTTTTGCTTGATGTTTGTTATTAACGATTGCAATTCCAACTGATGAAATAATGGAGCTTATTGATAAAATTCCGGCAATTGTTAAATCTAAATCGAATGTCATGGAAAGCCTCCTTTCGTAAATACTTGGCATGGCAGTGCCTGTAATTAAAGTATAGGGGAATTTAACAAAAAGGGCAACGGGAAAGAAGTGGTGAAGTGGCAAAGAAAGCACTGAAAGAAGATATGCGCTTTGTGCGGAGAATCAGAGAGTGAGGTGAGGAAAATGAACATTTGCGCTTTGCTGGTATTAGTTTACCTCATAGGGAGTGCCGGTATTGTGATAATGAAAAAGCTGCAACCAGAAGACAAGATATATCCTGTATGGGTTGCAGCAATATGTGTTATTCTTACATGCTTTGTAGTATGGTACGTATCTTAGGCGCTATTTTATTCAATCCTGAATTTGCTGAGTCCCAGCGCTCTTCATATATTTCTGTATGCAGGGATTCGAGATCAGCTATAAGGTTTTCAGGAAAATATATTAGTGCAAGAGCGTAGATTTTTCCATATTCTTGAATGTTTTCTCTTGTGGGATGAGCTATGCATTTGCCAGTGCAACGTAAATAATCTTCATAAACACCTCGCCGGTAGAAAAAGGATGACTCCTTTTCTTTTTGTTGATATTCAAGATCCTTTAATTTCAATTGATATCGGTTGTTAATAAGAGTGGTTGCTATTGGCGAAATAATAGCACAAACGGCGAGGATAACGCTTATTGAAATTGTTAAGTCGATTTTAGGCATGGAGAAACTCCTTTCATAAAACTCGGCATGGCAGCGCCTGTGTTTAAAAGTATAGGAGAAAACCGAATTATTTGCAACAGATGAAAACAGTGAGTAGAAAAGTGAGGTGAGAGTAGATGAAAGCAAAAAGTATGAAAGCAGAAATTGTAAAAGTAATCAGAACAGAAACTGTAGAGGGAAAAGGGACAGAAGAAAGTCCAGTATGCAGCGTGAGAAGATACTGGACTTTAGAAGGAGAACTGATTTCAGAGCAAATATTGATGGGAGGAAAAGATCCTAAGGAGTAACTAATTTTAAAGCAGCTTCGTATGCCAAATCAGCATCTATAAATGTAATAAAGGCATCGGCAAAGGCTTTTAATTCCTTAAGTGTGTAGTCGGGATGCTGTCGTACATAGTGGGTTTCATCGTTGCCGAGCCAGGTTGCAGCACGGGCGAGAGTGGTAAGACGATCATCTTTAATGTAATTTGAGATACATGCGCCAAGAGTTGCTTTGAGGATAGCGTCCTTGGAATTCGGAGATTTATGAATGGTATAGTCTTTAACTAAAAATTCAATGGCTTTGCGATAACCAATACCACAAATTTGATCTAATCCCAGCGACTCAGCGAGAGCAGCTTGTGTATAAATAGATACAAAATCAGGGGAAAGCGAAGTAATCGCTTCGGAAAAATTCTGTTCACAGGATTTGACGGGAGAACTTGATGCGTAAATAAAACCATCTCCGTTTTCTTCGTCGAATGGGTGTTTGGAAATAAAACATTCATCACAATTTTGACAGTGATTGAAAGTATAAACAATGTCCTCTTCCGTATCATCGTGATCAACACATACTGCATAAAGAAGATCTGGAAAAAGAGAAACCCCACAGCAAGGGCAGGAAGAAGACAATTCGACATTTTCCATACGTTTTTGAGAGTCGCTTAAATAAGTTGTGTTTATAAGATATTTCATACTGCATTGTCCTTTCGCTATTTTTTAGAAAATTATACCAGACAAGAGCGGGACAAATCAACAAGTACAACCAGCACCGCATAAACTTCAATAGAAAGTAGGTGATAAGCATGAAACCCGATATCAAAAAAATCATACAGGTGATGATTTCTTTATTGGAAGAACAGGAAGAAGTGAAAATTACATATACCATTGAGAAAACCGCGTAAGCGGTACCAATCGGACAAGCTAAGGAGGGATGAGAGATGTTCTATAAGGCGGCGAAGGTATTAAGCAAAACAGCGATTGCTTTTGGATTTATGTGTATGGTTGGTGGATGTTCGGTAGAACAGCAAGAACTGTTTTATTTGTATGAAGCTCTTGGACTTGCAGTGTTTGCGGTTGGAGCGTATGCGCTGGAATACTTCCGGATGTTGGAATACCGGCACAGGAAAAGAAAGATAAGGGAGGCGAGGGAGCATGCCAGAAGAGAAGCAGCGTAAGAAGCGGATTCGGGTTGAAAAGCTGGATGAATGGATAGAGATCCTGAAGTTGATAGAAAGAGTCAACCGTGATTCTGAGTATTTCAAACAGAACGCGATCCCGTATTTAGAGCAATATGTAGACAGCCTGAAAGAAGCAGGCAGAAAAACAGTAGTATTGGAGGACAAGCAGTGAAAACAGTAAAAGTAACACCGGATAATATCATTTCGGTAATAAATGTAGATTTTGATGATTTCCGTGATCTGCAGAAAGCAGTAGGCGGGCATTTTGAAACTGTAAGCACAAAAACCTTGTATGAGACGTTTAAAATGCCAATGATCATGCTGGTGGATGAAGACGGAATAATGAAACAGAAAGAAGTAAATCGTCTGGGAAGCTATTTCTACGATGCAGACAGGCACGGATGGCCAATCTTAGGAGACGTTGTATTTGCAATTGCAGCCGGAGAAGATATTGAAGCACCGGATGATGCGGAAGCTCTGATGGTATTCCTGAAAATGAATTTTTCGTACTTAAAAGAAGAATAAAAAACGCTTGCGAAAAGAAATATCGCAAGCGCCGCAACCATAAAGGTACACGAATAATCTAAGCACTTATAGTGTACCTTTTAGCGGCGGGAAAGTCAAGTATTTACAGGGCGACTGCCCTTTTTAATAACTTGATAAGACTATTAAAGTTATGAGGACACGCTATGAGAATCAGACGAGTGACATACGATTTGGGAAACGTAATAGAGAGACAGGAATATCTGGATGGAAGATATGGAGCACCGGGAGAGAAGAGAGCCAAAAAGAAGAAAGCCACACCGGAGGAAGTGGAGCAGGTCAACCAATGGACCAGGGAAAGGAAAGCACGTCACAGACTCCGGATGTACTTCAAGGTGAATGATTACTTCTTCACTCTCACATATCCGAAAGAAGAACGTCCGGCGGACATGAAGCAAGCGGTAAAAGATTTTGAAGATTTTTATAAATATTGCAAGAAAGAATACCGGAAACGTGGCGAGGAACTCCGGTGGCTCCGGAATATTGAATGCACGCCGTCTGGCAACTGGCATGTTCATGTAGTTCTGAACCGAATCCAGGATACTGATCTGATCATAGCTGCAGCTTGGAAGCATGGGAAGGTTCGGAATAAGCAGTTGCTATACGAAAAAGGAGAGTTCCGGAAACTCGCCCAGTACATCACAAAAAATGAGAAAACACAGAAAAAATATGTGGAGGACGGTGTTCTGGATCACAAGATCAAAGAAGCGAGTTTTTCAAGATCCAGAAATATGCCGCTTCCGGAACCGGAGACGGATATTCTGTACCGGTGGCAAAAAGAACCGAGACCGAAAAAAGGATACTACATAGTAAAGGACACCTATTTTGAAGGAATCAACAAAGCAACCGGATTTCCATATCGGCATTATGAAATGATCCGGATAAGGAGGACGGAAGATGAAGATAGAACTGTTCACGGAAGTAAACTTCCGGGGACCAACCGCAAAAAACGGAAAGTGCATCGCTCTGGTAGAATGCGAGACTAAGAAAGGACCGGCGGTGAAAGCACAGATCGAAACGGAACAGAACACGACCTACCACAGAATGAGCATGATCGCTATCCTTGTCGGTCTGAGAATGCTCCGACCGTGTGAAGTGACTGTCTACACGCCGGATCAGTTCCTGGTCACAACCATAAACGAAGGAAATATGGACAAATGGAAACGGGAAGAGTGGCGCAGACCACATGGAAAAGAGATAAAAAACAAAGAGCTCTGGCAGGAGCTGTCAGAGCAGATGGGAAAACACCGTGTAACCCTTGAATTTTCCGAGTCTACACGGTATTCCGATAGACTACAGTCCAATTTGAGATAAAAACAGGAGAAAACCTTGAAAACACCGAGAAAGAGAGGAATTTGAAATGACAACCAGTGGAATCACGAATATCAACGCCAAGCTGATTCACCAACATCCGGATAACCCACGAAAAGACCTGGGTGATCTGACGGAGTTGAGTGAGTCGATCAAGAAGAAAGGAATCATGCAGAACCTTACGGTCATTCCGGGGTACTGGGATGAAAACCGGGCGCACCATGAAGAAGGATACACGCTGATCATCGGGCACCGCCGGTTCGCTGCCGGAAAAATGGCAGGCGTAACTATGTATCCATGCCGGATCGTAGAGGACATGAGCTACAAAGACCAGGTCGGAACCATGCTGGAAGAGAATATGCAGCGTATCAATCTGACACCTTTGGAACAGGCAGAAGGCTTCCAGATGATGCTTGACCTTGGAGATACGGAAGAACAGATTGCAGAAAAGACCGGATTCTCCAGGACAACCGTCCACCGGAGGTTGGAGATCGCGAAGCTTGACCGGGATCTGGTGAAGGAAAAGACAGATGAAGACGGGGTATATCAGCTGAACCTAAAAGATCTTGCCCAACTGTCGAGAATTGAGGATGTTGAAACCAGAAACCGAATCTTAAAAGATGCAACAGACTCCAGACAGATTCAGTGGAAAGTAGAAGCGGAGATTAAAAACAGGGAGAGGGAGAAGAATAAGAAGATTATAATCGAGCTCTTGGAGGCAGCAGGAATAAAGAAAGCCACAAAGGAGATAGAGAGAAAACGTTATACCGAAGAGGTGAAAGATAAAAAGAGCATTCCACTGGATAAAGAGCCACCAGAAGAACTTAATATCCATGGGACAAATCTTTTTTGGCTGGAAAGTTGGGATGGAATTTGCGTAGTAGAAAAACTACCAAGAAAACCAAAAGAAGAAACGGAATGGGACAAACAGCAGAAAAAGAATAAGGAGCTGGAAGCTCTGCAGAAAAAAATGGATGCCAGAAGACAATCGTTTATCAGGATGATCATAATCGGGAAAATTGAATTACTGAAAGGCGAAGAACGTCAGAAAGTGATTGAAAAGATGATCAGAACTCTGACAGAAGTCGGAGGATGGATAAATGAAAGGAGATTTAATGAGGTTTACACAGGGAAAGAGTGGTACGGTATGCCGGAAGAAGAACGAAACGAGATCAGAGAAAGAATACGGCAGGAAGACGTCCAGATACTGCTTTTGACTGTACTCAACGGTACGATGGATAGCACAAGAAGTTTAGTAAACTATGACGGTGGATTTGATGCGAAACGAGGGCGTGAATGCCAGAAATGTTTCAAATTCTGAGGCGCTACGGATGGAGTTACGAAAGAGAAGAGGCGGATTTGGTTTACGGCAACCATGAGCTATACAAAAAGGAGTCCTAAGATGGAGCAGTTAAGTGTAGAAGACTGGAAACCGGATGCCTGCCCGAAAAATATAACCGTAGAAGAATATCTGGCCACATTTCCCAAAATAAAATTAACCCGCCGGGAATATCTCCAGACAATTCCATTGTATCATGCGGCTCTGTACCTTGCAGAGACAACCCAAAAAGTACACAGTTCACAGGAATGGTATCTGTATTTAAACGAAAAAGTAGATCAAAACGGGGAGGTGTTATCTGGTGAATATGATGTTTCCGAAACCAACCAAGAAGAAACGTAAGAAGCACAAAAAAAGCATTATGCAGCCAAAAGGCGATCGTCGGTGCTATCTGTGTATGTTACTGGATGGAGATTTTACATACAAGCCATATCTGGAAGAGCATCATGTTTTGTTTGGTAACACCCATGCATTTGCAGAGGCGGAAGGGTTAAAAGTAAATCTCTGCCTGGAACATCACCGAAACGGACCGGCAGCAGTCCATAACAATGCCAAGAACGCACGGATCCTGATGGCGAAAGCCCAGGAGGTTTACGAAAGAACCCATACAAGGGAAGAATGGATGAAAAACGCCGGAAAGAATTATTTATAGGCACCACAGAAAGTTAATATATCACAATTTCGCAGAGTGCATGGCTGCCAGGTGCGGCAGCCAGAAAGGAGCGACATGAAGAAAGAGTTACTGGAGATCAAAAGAACTCTAACAATAGACAGGTACAATATCACAAGGATAACCGGATATATCGTAGATAATGACCGGAACTGCAGGCTGGAATTTGTCAAAAACTTTTTAAACCTCGAAGAGACGGAAAAATTCAAATACTTGGATATCTTCAGAAAGGTTTTATCCGGAAAGCCTGGAAGAAATATGTTTCAGCTGGATTTTAAAGAAAAAACAAGAAAGCAGCATCTGGTCACGATTGTAAAAACAGGATTAGAAGACAATGATGTACGCCAGATCTTCCTGGAAGAGATTGCAGAGTCTATTGGTATATCGAATAAAGGATATTCTTTGATTCTAATTGCCAGTGGAATCTACGACATTCCGGGAATTGCCACGGACGGAGCGGATCTGGATGAAAGTGAAGAGGTTTATGAGTACATGATCGGATGTATCTGCCCGGTAAGCTTATCGGCAGCAGGATTATCTTATAAACCAGAACTGGCAGATATCCAGGAACGTACAAGAGACTGGGTAGTAAGTATGCCGACACAAGGATTTTTATATCCGGCATTTACAGACCGCCACGAAGATCCGGAACATATCTGGTACTACAGCAAAGTTCCGGATAAACCGGACGCAGGTCTGATCACGCAGACACTCCAATGCGGGATGCCATCCACACCAAAAGAGCAGAAAGAAGCTTTTTGGGAAGGGTTAAATGCAGCAGATGGAAAAGTAAGCCTGGAACAGGCAAAAGATATTTATCATTACCTTGGCAGAATCCGTGAAATAAAAGCAGAATCCAACAACAGGATATTAAAAGGCGCGGAGCTGGAAAACGTATTAAAAAGCATCGGGATAGATCCGGAACTGGCAGCAGAAAGGACAAAAGACTGTGATGCGGCCGAAATTGATGCGGACAACACAGTAAGCACGAAAACCTTTGAAATTGGTCTTCCGGATGCACATGTATCAGTAAGCGCAGACAGAACAGACCTCGTTACCTTAGAAGTGATTAACGGGGAGAAATACATTCTGGTAAAAGCGGACGGAGACATAAATGCAAATGGAATCATTTTAGAGAACCGGGAGGAAAAGAAAATTGAAGAGGAAGACGACTAAACCCGGCAACATGCGGGCATTCATATATCCGGTAAGCAAGAAAATGCGCAAAGTAAGACGGAAAGGAACAAAAAAATGAAAGTTGGAGATAAAGTACAGTTAAGGCGCAGGATCTCCCAGAAGGGAGGTAAAACCAGACTCGCCACGGAAAAAGTCACGATTCTTGGAATCTATCCGCATCATGTGCAGGTCAGGAATCAGAAAGGGATAGTGAGATCGTATATAAACTGGGAGTGGCAGCAGTTGACCAGTAAAGAAGGAATGGAAGGCGTGGAATCATGGCGCAGGAAGGGGTAGCGATGGAAAGATTAACAGAATGGATCGGAGAAGGAGAAGACCGACACGCTATACCAAGAATGGATTTGAGGAAAAACGGACATCAGAAGTGCTGCAATAAGTTGGCAGAGTATGAGGATCTGGAAGAGGCTGGAATCATTCAAAAATGGATTCCGGTGAAATGGCATGTAATATTGGATACCGAACGGGAAGAGGAAGGAATTCCGGAAGACATAGTCTATTATCTGGACTGTCCAATGCCGGAAGATGGAGAAGAAATCATAGTAACAGACGGAAAAAGAGTATGGACCGATGAAAACTGCATTGACATTGTAGGGCATTATTTGGAGAGCGGAAACGATTGGAAAGACATGAAAGCATGGATGCCATTTCCGAAGCCATACAAGAAAGGCGGTAGTAATGACTGAAAAAGAAGTATGCTTGATGTGCGAAAACTACTCTGAAGACACAAAGTGTGATCAACAAGATAGTTGTAAACTCATGGCAGTATTAAAAGAAAACCGGAAATTAAAGAAAAAAGTAAGCCAGTTGAAACGCCAATTGGATGAATCGGAGCTGAAAAGATCATACATGGTAAATCCAAGTGCAATTGGATACCGTAATGATATGGGGTGGTAAAGGATATGGAAAACAGAGAATTAAAAGAATATCTTGCAGAATTTGCCGATAATGCACCGATGAGCATTATAATAGCAAACCCGAAAAAAAGAAAAGTATACATTCCTGAAGAGTGTTTTATGATTAAAGACGAGAATATCGGGAAACCGGTGCTCTGCATCCAGATTGCAGAAGAAAGAGATATGGACGAAGAAGAACGGAAAGCAGCTGAAGAGGATGAGAAAGGAGAGTAAATGGGGCGAAGTATTTATTTTACGGATCAGGAGATTGAAAAGCTGATTGATTATACAACTAATTCGGTTGAAGTGTTGGGGGAAGCAGAATGCACACATGAGCAGACTGACGAGGATATGGAAAATGGTCTGGGATCAGCAATAAGAAAATTGTATAAAGGCAGAAACGGCGAAAGGATTTATGCAAAATACAAGACGAAAAGAGGGAAAAGAGGTGGCCTGGATGAAAGTTAAGATCGAAGACTTCTTACTGGCAATGGGAGAATATTGCAAAGAACATGATGTTAGCGAGTGCTGTCCGGAAAATTGCAAGTTGAGTGTAGATCATGACGATCCGGGCAATGGCACAGAGTATAACGGATGCATTATGTTTGGATGCGATCATCCAAAATACGCCAAGATGATAAAAAAAGAAATTCTGAAGCACATGAAAGAAAGGCGGAAGCACAGATGAAAAGAGAAATATTATTTAAGGCAAAGCATATCCATGCGCTACTGGAAAATGAATGGATGGAGGGCAAATGGGTAGAGGGATTTCTTTCTGGTAAAGATTACATAAACGATGGGACTTATGAATACATGATTGATCCAGATACAATCTGTCAATACACCGGACTTACAGACAAGAAGGGAAGGAAAATATGGGAGAACGACATTATTAAATACCATTATGGTGATTATTATGCTCCTGTAAAATTTGGCGAATATCAGAGTTGCTTTGACAGTACAACGACTTGCCATGTTGGATTTTATGTAGACTGGGACGAGAAAAGAGATTTTAGAAAAGATCTGGGGTACTGGATAAAAATGGTTGATGCTGAAGTAGTAGGAAATATCCATGACAAGCCAGAACAACAGAAAGATCAAAGAAGCACTATTATTTACAAAGATTTCATGAAGAAAGGCAGAGAATAATGAGTAACGGATGGATTCCAACAACAGAAAGACTCCCAGATCAACGGGAGTTCATAGAATCATATGTCAGAAGTGCATATGCAGCGGAGTTTCTGGTTACGATCGAGGGAGCAGATAAGGCAACAACATTGTATTATTCCCAGACAGGTGTCTGGTTCGATGAACAGGGAGAACCGTATAAGGTTGTGGCGTGGATGCCGATTCCGGAAAGGTATAAGGGATAATGGAAGATAAATATACAAAGACACTTGCATGGATAATTACAACAGTTGCAGTAATTATTGCAATGAAATGGACGGGATCAGCGTGGTGCTTATGGGCGCTGTTCATTCCGGCAATGATAGAGTAGCAGAGAAGGTGATGAAACATTGTATAAAAACCAGGAAGGATATCGTGATCCGACAGCAGGCAAAGCCATCCAGGATGCAAGCCGCATCCCACATCACGTAAAGGAAGCACATAAAGCATTAAAGGATATAGCAAGTCTGCTTGGATTCGAGGTCTTAGTATTAAGAGACAGGAAGACAGGGAGGGTATACCGATGGAAACAGTGAAAGAAGAGAACGAGAAGAAAAAGGAATACCTGAAACAGTACGGCAAAGCATTACGCCAGGAGAAGCGGATCGAGGAAGAGCTGGAACGCTTAAAGCTGGATAGGATGCTTCCGGGAGCACTGGCAGCAGATGGACTGCCAAAAAGCAGCAACCTTTCTGATCTGTCGGATTATGCAGCAGAAGTGGACGAACAGGAACGGAAACTGGTGGAACAGAGAAAGAAAAGAGTTAGGATCCGGACTGAAATCAGGGAAAGAATTGAGCAGATGGAAGACGAGACAGAGAAAGATATCCTGACTTATCATTACATAGATCTTATGAGATGGAAAGAAATCTGTGCAAGAACCGGGTATTGCTGGCAGTATGTGCATAAAAAGCATTCAGATGCATTGAAAAAATTTAAATATGCGATAGAATGCGACACTCAACCTGTGATATAGTATATGCAGGTAAAGAATTGAAACGGGGTAGCAGTCGAAAGATTGTTGCCTTTTTCTTTGCCGTAAATTCTGGAAAGAGGTTTGGCGGTTTACTCTGGAAAGAATTTATTCATACGTCAGTACATTTGTTTGTTGCGATTACTTTTTTAGAACTCCTTATTACAGATACAGAAACCGTCAGAGGAAAGAAACCATGGATAGAGAAGAGATAATTGATAAACATAAATGCCTATTGGACAAGATGAAAGAAGATAGAATATTTTCAATATGCTTTGAAAACAATGCAGTTTATCTGAATGAACAGTGTGATGATTATTTTTCTCACCAACTCACAAAAGAAGACTGCTTGGAATTATCAAGCCTTTTTGGTGAGCTTGCAACTGTAATGAATAGAAGGTAGAGATGAATGGCAAAAGAATTTGCAAGAGCGTTCTACAATTCAAAGAGATGGAAGGATTGTAGAAGAGCATACATAGCAAAGAGAATATCGATTGACGGCGGAATGTGTGAGACCTGTCATGAAGTACCAGGATACATCGTACATCACAAGATAGAACTGACGCCGGACAACATCAGTGACTTGGACATTGCGTTAGGATTTAATAATCTAAAGTATGACTGCCATATCTGCCATCAAAAAGAAAATATGAAAGATGGACCGGCGGACGGTCTTGTGAAATATGAATTTGATAGCGAGGGGGAAATGGTCGTACTCCCCCCTGAAAAATAATTTGTAAAAAATCACGGCTGACCACAGTCCTACCTCCATGCAACACGCAGGTCGCGCGCGTGAGGGGGTGTAGGTAATGGTGAAAAAAATAAACGAAAAAAGGAAGGAGAAACCGGGAAAAGTGGCGAAATACGAGGGGAAAACCAAAGAACAGATTATTGCGGCCGAGAAAAGAAAACTTGGCGGAATCTATAAAAAGCTTGATGAAAAAACAAAAAAAGCAACAGAAAATCTCGTAGAAGAGGCTGCTTTCATGGGTGCTTCTCTACATGAATTGCGACAAAAGATTGCCGAAAAAGGTTACACAGAAGAATACCAGAATGGTGCAAACCAGAAAGGCGTCAAGAAGTCTGCAGAAGTTGAAATATATAATACAATGATCAAAAACTATATGGCTGTCATAAAGCAGCTGACGGATTTGGTACCGAAAGAGCAGGTGGCGACCAAGACAAATGATGGATTCGAGGATTTTGTAAATGGCAGGGATGATTAGATACCCTGAGGAATACAATCCGATTCTGGAATACTGGGAAAAGATCCAGAACAAAGAAATTATTGTATCGAATAAGGTGTATCGGACTTACAAGAAAGTTGTTTATGATATTCAAAACCCAGGAGAATATTATTACAGTCCTAAGCGAGCAAATCATGTGATCGAGTTTGCTGAAAATTATTGCAGACATTCCAAAGGAAAATTTGGTGGGAAAAGAGTTTTGCTTGAATTGTGGGAAAAAGCTTATCTCGCAACAGTGTTTGGATTTATTGATATTGAGGGCAATCGGAAATACCGGGAATCGATCTTGATTGTGGGAAAGAAAAACGGAAAATCTCTTCTGGCATCTGTAGTTGGTCTTTATATGCTTACTGCTGATGGAGAAATGGGACCGGAAGTATATGCGGTTGCCACTAAGAAAGATCAGAGTAAGATTATCTGGTTGGAATCAAAAAGAATGGTAAAGAAATCACCATCACTTCTGAGAAGAGTGAAACCTCTGGTGGCAGAACTTACGACAGAGTTCAATGATGGTGTATTCAAACCTTTGGCTTCAGATAGTGATACTCTGGATGGTCTTAATATCCATTGTGTTCTAATGGACGAAATCCACCAGTGGAAACAGGGGAAAGCCTTGTATGATATCATGGCGGATGGAATCACAGCGAGGGAACAGCCGCTGATCAGCATTACTTCAACAGCCGGAACTATCCGGGAAGATATCTATGATCAAAAGTATGAAGAGGCAGAGAATGTGATCAATGGATATTTTGATCCAGATGGCTACAAAGACGAACATCTGATTGCATTTATTTATGAATTGGACAATCGGAAAGAGTGGACGCAGGAAGAATGCTGGATGAAAGCAAATCCGGGACTTGGAACGATCAAGAATGCCAAAACTTTGAAAGACAAGGTGGAAAAAGCCAAGAAAAATCCGATCATGGTTAAAAATCTGCTTTGTAAAGAGTTCAACATCAGGGAAACTTCATCAGAGGCATGGCTCACATTTGAACAGGCGAATAATCCGGAAAAGTACGATCTGGAAGTGTTAAAGCCGAGATATGGAATCGGCGGAGTCGATCTGTCGTCTACAACGGATTTAACAGCAGCGAAAGTATTGTTTAAAGTTCCGAATGATGAACATATTTATGTAATTTCCATGTACTGGATTCCAGAAGAACTGGTAGACAAACATGTGACAGAGGACAAAGTACCATACGATATCTGGATAGAAAAAGGATATGTGCGGACGTGTCCAGGAAACAAGATTTCCTACAGAGATGTAAAAGCATGGTTTGTAGAAATACAGGAAAAGCAAGATATTTATTTGAATATGTTCGGCTATGATGCATGGAGTGCAAAATATTTTGTGGAAGATATGCAGGACTATTTCGGAAAATCAGCAATGATACCGGTGATTCAGGGAAAAAAGACTTTATCGCAGCCGATGAAGTGTCTTGGAGCTGATCTGGAAAGAAAGCTGATCGTGTATAACAACAATCCGGTTGATAAATGGTGTTTGTGCAATACGGCAGTAGATATTGACAGAAACGATAACATACAGCCGATCAAAACAAGCAGTCCAAGAAGAAGGATTGATGGAACAGCGGCGTTGTTGGATGCCTATGTAGTGATGCAGGATAACATAAATGAATATATGTCATTGATTTAGAGAGCCAGGAGGCTCTTATTTTTGTGGAGGTAACATGAAACCATTTTGGAAAAGAGAACCAACAAAGACAGACGAAAAAGCAACAGAGCATAACATAATCAAGATGATTACCATGACAGGTGATTATTACTATGCGTGGGATGGAAAGTTATATGAAAGTGATATTGTAAGAGCCTGCATCCGTCCGAAAGTGAAAGCGATCGGAAAGCTGGTTGGAAAACATATCCGAGATGATCCGAAAGGCGGGATCAAGGTAAACACGGAAGCGAACATCAGATTTTTACTTTCCGAACCAAACCCGTATATGACGGCACAGCAGATGCAGGAAAAGGTTGCTACACAGTTATGTTTGAATAATAATGCATTCATATTGATCGTACGGGATGAGAACGAGAAACCGGTGCAGTTGTATCCAGTCCCGTGTGTGTCTGCCGAAGCAAAGTATGACAGCTCGGGTGAATTGTTCCTGAAATTTTTGTATCGTAATGGGAAAAGTGGGACATTTCGGTATGCAGATATCATCCATTTGCGCCACGATTACAACGAAGATGATATTTTCGGAGACAGTCCTGCGCCGGCACTTACGCAGATGATGAATGTGATCGGCACGATTGACAAAGGGATGATCCGCGCAATCAAGAACAGCGGGATCATACGGTGGCTTCTGACTTACAGTTCATCAATGAGGGAAGAGGACATCAAGAGAAATGTTGAGAAGTTCGTTGAAAATTATCTGGCTGTTGAAACGGATACGTTCGGGGCGGCTGGCGTGGATGCGAAGGCAAAGGTGGAGCGAATTGAACCAAAAGATTACGTTCCAAATGCAGCACAGACGGATCGCACAATCGAAAGAATCTATTCATTTTTCAATACCAACAAGAAAATTGTCCAGAGTGATTATAACGAGGATGAATGGAATGCGTATTACGAAGCGGAGATAGAACCGGAAGTTGTTCAGATGCACCAGACCTATACAACCGGAATCTTTACCAGAAAGGAACGGGGGTTCGGAAACCGAATCGAATTTGAAGCAAACAATCTTTCCTGCGCAAGCCTTACAACAAAACTGGCATTCCAAGCAATGGTTGACAGAGGTGCAATGCTTCCGAATGAATGGAGAGCAACGCTGAATATGGCTCCGATTCCGGGTGGCGACGAACCGATACGAAGACTGGATACGCAGGTTGTGAATCTGGTGAAAGAAGCTTTGGGAAAAATGGACAGTAAAAATTACATGGTCACTGCGGAAATTATAACAAGATTACTTGATTCTGCGGAAGGAGGCGATAAGAAGAATGAAATACAGGATTGATATTAAAGGCGTTATGATCCCGAACGATTATAAGTGGTATTATGACTGGTTCGGCGCGGACAGCACAGCTCCGAAAGATGTAACAGATGTGCTGAAAAATGTTCAGCCGGGTGACGAAGTGGAGGTCATGATAAATTCTCCAGGAGGAATCATTGATGTAGGATCTGAAATCTACACTATGCTTAGGCAGTGTGCGGCAGATGTGAAAATCTATATTACCGGTCAGGCTTGCAGTGCTGCATCGATTGTGGCAATGGCAGGATATTGTGAAATGTCCCCGACAGCACTGATGATGGTACATTGTGTTTCTTCGGGCACAGAAGGAAATCACAGCGATATGGAACATATGGCGGAAACACTGCGAACAGCAGACAATGCGTTGAGTACAGCGTATGTTGCCAAGAGCGGAATGAGCCAGGAAGAGGCACTCGAAATGATGGAGCATGAAACCTGGCTGACTGCAGATCAGGCGAAAGAAAAGAAACTGATTGATAAGGTTATGTTTGAAGAAAAGGAAACAAACTTACAGCTTGTGGCAGGACCTATGTTCAAATTGCCGGATCAGACAAAGATGAATGCGGCAAGAAAAATGATGGAATCCGGAGAGGAAGTTCCGGATAAAGTGGCACTGCAGAAGTTAAAACTTTTAAAATTGAAGGGAGAAAAAAGATGAACAAAAAGCAGTATGAAGCGATGAGAAAAAAACTGATGGATGAAGCGGAAGGTCTGATCAATGAAGGGAAGATCAAGGAAGCAGATTCTAAAATGGATGAAGTAAAGGATCTGGATGAGAAATGGGATGCGATTGCGCAGGCACAGGCGAATTTCAAAGCACTGAATGAAGAACCGAAACCGTTAAATGTATTTGAACAGAATGGCAGCAAGGCTGATTTTGGAGCAAAAGTTTCAGAACCGGAAAATATTTATAACTCTCAGGAATATCGAATTGCCTTCATGAATTATGTAGTCAATGGAACAAAGATTCCGGAGAAGTTCAAAAATGAAGCCGGACCGACTAAAACGGGAGATATCGGTTCTGTCATTGCACCGGTTCTGATTAGCCGTATTATTGAAAAAATGGAATCAATCGGTATGATTCTTCCACTGGTTACGAAGACCACTTTTGCACCAGGCGCAAGAATTCCAGCTTCAAGCGTAAAACCGGTTGCAACATGGGTTGCAGAAGGTGGAACAAGTGAAAAACAGAAAAAGACAACCGGCTACATTGATATAAGAGGTTTCAAGCTGAGATGTGCAATTTCAATAACACTGGAAGCAGTAACCATGTCGCTTACTGTATTTGAAACTGTATTTGTAAACAGCATTGCGGAAGCCATGGTGAAAGCACAGGAGGAAGCGATTGTAAATGGAGATGGAGAAGGAAAACCGAAAGGAATTTTAAATGAAACAGCTCCGGAAGGACAGAGCATCGAAGTTGGTGATAAAGATTCTTTATACAAGAAACTTGTTGAAGCAGAAGCCGCACTTCCGCTCGCGTATGAAAATGGTGCGGTCTGGAATATGACGAAAAAGACCTTCATGGCATTTGTCGGAGAAGTGGATGCGAACGGACAGCCAATCGCAAGAGTAAACCAGGGAATTGACGGAAAACCGGAGCGCACACTTCTTGGAAGAAAAGTCGTGCTCAATGACTATATGGATAGCTATGGAGCTGCAACGGAAGCGGATACTACAGTGGCATTCCTGTATGACTGGTCTGATTATATGTTCAATACGAATTATGCAATGACTGTTAAAAAGTATGAGGACAATGATACAGAAGATGAGATTACAAAGGCGGTTATGATCTGCGATGGAAAATCTCTGGAACTGAATTCGCTTGTAGTCATGAAGAAGAAAGCGGCTTAAGATGGATGGAAGGATAATTGAGAGGCTGAAAAAACGTGTCGGGACCAGGAATGATGAAGAAATCAATGAACTGGCACTGGCGTGTGTAAAGGAATTGGAAAACACTGGTGTGTACGGCGATCCGGCAACGGATGCGCTGTACTATCAGGCAATGGTTCTGTATTGCAAAGCAAATTTCGGATATGATGAAAATACAGAGCGCTTCCAGACAGCCTTTGAAAAACTGAGGGATTCCATGGCACTTTCCGGGGATTATGCAAAGGAGAAGAAAAATGGAAACGGCGGAACTGATCTGGGAGAAAATCTGTAAAAATGAAAATGGTTTCCCGGAAAGAAAAAGATGTTCTGTTGAAGTATATGCAATGGAAAAATCCGTAACCAGAGCGGAAGCATATGAATCTATGCGGGCAGGAGTAAATGCCCGCATTATACTGAAACTCAGGACAGATGACTGGGAAGCAAGCAGACATCCAGGAGAAGATGGAAAACCAGAATACGCAAGAAAGGTGATCTACGAAGAGGCAGAGTACGACATTATCCGTGCTTACAAAAAAGGAAAATCTTTCGTAGAAATAACGTGTGGTTAAGATGGGATTTCAGGCGATAGGATTTGATGATTTTGCGAAAGAACTGGACCGGCTTGGTAAATTAGATGAGTATGCGCCGGATATGTTGGAGACGGCGGCACCGATTCTGGAAAGAGAATTGAAAGGCCAGGTGCAGGCAGAGGCAAACAGAGGGTATGCAACGGGAGATCTTGCCGGATCAATCAAATCAAGGAAACCGGAAAAGAATGAACGAGGCCATTATGTAACGATCACAGCGAGCGGAAAAGACAAAAAAGGTGTTCGCCGGAATGAGAAACTGGCATATCTCAATTATGGAACAACAAAGCAGCAGGCAAGACCAGTTATTTCCAAAGCAGTACAGAATGCAGAAGGAGAATGTCTGGAAGCAATGCAGAGGAAGTTTGACGAGGTGACAGGACCGTGAATGTAAATCAGAAAATAGAGAACACACTGGGAGTAATCACAGAGAATATCTGGCCACTGTGCTGTCCTTATGAATCCCCGCCAGGGAAATATATCGTATATAATCCGGAAATTGATTCAGCGGAATGTTTTGCTGATGATGAAGACCAGGAATGGACATTGCACATGCAGATCCATTTATATACCCGGGAAGACTATATGGATGACAGAAAAACGATTCGTAAATTATTGCGAAAAGCAGGATTTACGGTGACTGATATAGATTCCATATACGAGAAAGAAACAAAATATTACCATTTGTGCTTTTCTTGCTATATTGAGGAGGAAGACTGATGGCTTATACAGGATTGGCACACGTTGTCGGCGCGAAATATAGTGAGACGGAAAATGGAATCCAGTATTCAAACGGATTTCGATATGGATCAGCTGTAAGGATAAGAATTGATCCAAAATATGAAGATGTTAGCGAATACGGGGACATCAATTCAGAAGACGAGGAAGAAATGTTTGCGTATGCATCCGTAACGCTGGAAACTTCGGAGATTACCCAGACGGCCGAAAAAGAAGTTTTCGGACTCGAAGTATCAGAGACTGGTTCTGCATCGAATGAAACAGATTTGTCTGAATACATTGGTCTGGGAGTCAGAGTGAGAGAAAAGCGTAATGGGAAAACGTACTATGTGGCAGTCTGGCTCTATAAAGTTCGGCTGACAGAGGATGAACAGGACATAGAGACAAGGGGAGAAGCACTAAAGTATGTGACAATGCAGGCATCAGGAAAAGCGGTGCCGGCATACGGCGGACAATGGAGAAAAAAAGAAATATTTAACACAATGCAAGAAGCGGATTCCTGGCTGGAAGAAATGGCAGGAATCGGAAAGGAAGAATAAAATGGCATATGTAGGACTTAGAAAACCAATTATTGCAAAATTGTTAGAAAGTGGAAAATACGATAAGCCTTTTGCCTGCGGAAAGGCGATTGGACTGCAGGTAAACCCGAATTATGCAGAAGGCAGTCTAAATGCGGATGATAAGCAGGCGGAATACGACAAAGAGTTTACTTATGCGGAAGTAACACTGAATACCAGTACACTTCCAATCGAAGCACACGAAAAAATGTTTGGACATACGGTTGGTACTGAAAAGAAAAATGTAAAATTCAATGTAGATGACCAGGCGAACTATGTTGGAATGGCATGGGTGTCTGTTGAAAAAGTGGATGGAGTCAGAAGTTTTATTGGAAATTTTCTGAAAAAAGCAAAATTTACGGAACCGTCAGAAGATTATTCAACCAAAGGAGATTCTATTGAATATAAAACACCGTCTATTTCGGGAAGAGCGCTTGGACTGGATGACGGATCATGGAAAGAAACAGAGGCTTGCAGCTCAGAAGAAGATGCGCTGAAATGGATCAATACGATGTTTGGAGTAACAGAATAATCGGAGGCAGGAAAATGTTTGAAGAAATGAATATGATCGTATTATCTGGAAAAGAATACCCTATGAAATGTGACAATCTTGTCCTGGAAAAGATCCAGGACAAGTATGAGGATCTTGGAAAATATGAAAATATGCTGAATGGATTCGTACCGGAGCTGGATGAATACGGTGAAGAAGTCAGAAATGAAGACGGACTTCTTGTTGGACATTACAAGATGCCGGATATCAAGATTATCAACGAGGCAGCGGTATGGTTCATTCAGGAGGGACTCGCAATCAAACGGGAAGAAAACAAAGAGGAGATTCCGGAAATCAGTGATCGAACACTGATCCGGCAGATTGATTTCAACCCAAGAGAATTATCTACAATCTTGCATCAGGAATTCTCAAGATGTTTTGAGAGAAAAAACGCGACAACCACGCAGGGGAAGGCGGAGAACCAGAACCGATAAACTTTGCGTGGGTGGTACTTATTGGGATGCGGATTGGATATACGGAAAAAGAGGTTGCACATATGTATTTCGGTAAATGGTGCGATCTTTTTGAAGAATTCAAGAAAATGCATAATATTACGATGAGAAGACAGGTTTTTGAGCAGCAGAAAATTGCTTCAATGATGGATTTGTAAAGAAAAATGTGGTATGATGTAGAAAGAAGAGGAGGACTGGAAATGCAGAAAGTTAAGATATATGCATGGGTGATATATAGAATACTTGTATTTTATGCAAAACGGCATATTTATATTGCGACAGCGCTCCTGTCTGTTACGGCAGCCTCTCTTTTTGAGTTCGCCACAACAGGAAAACTGTTCTGCCTGGCGCTTCCGTTTATAACGGCTCTGATTATTTATATCCCACGGCATATTTATTTCAAACTGGATGAATTTGCATCACCGGGAATTCAGGGACGGCATTTATGCGAAAAGCGAAAAGTCAAAGAAGAATTGAACAAATACATAGAAGAAAGCATAGCAAAAGATTTTGGTAGATGATGCATGAAAACCGCCTGAGAAGGCGGTTTTTTTATGCCGGTTTGGAGAGAAGAAATGGCAAAGAAAAAAGTGGGCGCATACATTACGCTCGATGGCGAAAAAGAATTCAGATCAGCGGTGACACAGTGCAATAAAAGCCTGTCTACAATGAAATCGGAAATGAAGCTTGTAGAAGCGGAAACGGCGGGAAATGCAAACTCGGTTGATACATTGCGTAAGAAGAATGAGGTCCTGACAAGGACGCTAGATAAGCAGGTAGAAAAAGAGGAGGCAGTAAGGAAAGGTTTGACACATGCACAGGAAGATTATGCACGTGTTGGAACAGAACTTCAGGAGTACCGCACAAAGCTGGAACAGGCACAAAGCACACTGGATGAAATGAAACAGTCTTCGGATGTTTCAGAAGAAGCGTTATCACGGCAGCAGGAAGCAGTCAGTGAATTAACGGAAAAGGTGGAAAAAGGTGAAGCCACCTACCAAAGAGCCGGAAACAGAGTGGAGGACTGGCAGAAGCAGTTAAATAATGCACAGGCACAGACAATCAAGGCAACGAGAGCGGTAAATGAGAATACGGCCTATCTGGAAGAGGCAGAAAAAGCAACAGACGGGTGCGCCAAAAGTATTGACAAGTTTGGAAAACAGACAGATGATGTTGCAGAAAAGATTACCAGTACCGGGAAAATTATTAAGGCAAACTTGATCAATACAATGGTAGACGCCGGAAAAAGTCTCGCAACGAATGTGTTCAAAGATGCGGTGCAGGGGACGCTGGAGCTTCAAGATGCACAGCAGAAACTCCAGGCAAGTACAGGGGCAACAGCAAGAGAAACTGCAGCTTATTCACAGGAAATGCAGAATCTGTATAAAGGTGGTTACGGAGATGCGATTGATGAAGCCGCAAGTGCAATGGCGTTGGTGAAGCAGTATACGAATGAGACAGATCCGACAAAAATCAAAGAGCTTGCAGAGAACGGAATGGCATTGGAAGACGTATTTGGGATGGATCTGAGCGAATCAATCAGAGGCGCAGATGCACTGGTGACAAATATGGGGATCGATGGTAAGACTGCATTCGATTTGATGGCAAAAGGAGCTCAAAACGGGTTAAATAAATCCGGAGAACTTGCGGATAATCTTACGGAATATTCTTCTCTGTGGGCGCAGGCTGGATTTTCAGCGGAAGAGATGTTTGCAATCCTTGAAAACGGTTTAAACTCCGGAGCATATAATCTGGATAAAGTAAATGACTACGTCAAGGAATTCGGAAACAGTCTTGCTGACGGAAGAATAGATGATCACATCAAATCATTTTCTGCCGGCACACAGGATCTTGTTAAAAAGTGGCATGATGGCAGTGCAACTACAAAAGAAGTGTTCCAGTCGGTGATTTCTGATCTGGCAAGCATGAAGAATGAGCAGGAAGCACTGACACTGGCAAGCGATACCTGGAGTGCGCTGGGAGAAGATAATGCCATGAAGGTAATTACTTCTCTGAACAACGTAAATAATTCCTATAAAAATGTCCAGGGAACCATGGAAAAGGTAAAGGACATCAAGTATGACAGTATCACAAACCAGTGGAAGGTTCTTGGAAGGACGGTGCAAGCGGATGTTGTACAGCCATTACTTGTGAAATATCTTCCAATGGCACAAAAAGGAATTAAACTGGTTGCAGACAATCTTGAAACGATTGTTCCGGTGGCAGAGCTTGCGGGAACTGCAATCGGTGGTATTTTTGTTGTAAATAAGAGCAAAAAGTTTATTTCTGAAGTAAAAGATGCCGGGGTCTCGCTGGTTGATTTCGGAAAAAAGGCGGCGGAACTGATTGGAATACGAACTGCAGCGACAACGGCAGAAGCAGCATCTACTGTGGCGCAGGAAGCACAGGCGGCAGCTACAGCAACGCAGACAGCGGCAACCGTGGCGCAGACAGCAGCAACAGAAGGGGCAACTGTAGCGCAGGCAGGATTTAATGCAGTATTGGCTGCGAATCCGGCAATACTGGTTGTGGCAGGAGTAACGGCGCTGATCGGAGTAACGGCTGTGTTGGCATCCAAAATGGGGGATGCGACCAGTGAAACGGACGAGCTGATACAGTCCACTTCCGAGCTGAAGGACAAAGCATCGGAAACAAGCGAAGCCTTGAAACAAGCAACTCAGAATATGACTTCTTCCATGGAAGAGGTAAATGCAAGCGGAACACTGGCGAATAACCTGACAGATGAGCTTGTAAAGCTTGCCGGACAATCCAATCAGACGACAGAACAGCAAAGCCGGATGAAAACGATTGTCATGGAACTGAATACCATGTTTCCGGAAATGTCACTTGCGATTGACGAGACAACCGGAAAATTAAGCATGAGTTCGGAAGAGATGAAGAACTACATAAAGAGTGCTTTGGAAATGCAGAAAATTCAGGTTGCGCAGGAAAAAATGAAAGACAGCGTGGAAAAGCTGGTGGATGCAGAAGTTGAAAAAGCAGATGCAGAGAACAAAGTTTCTGAAATTGGAGAAAAGCTTGCGGCGATCGAAGCGAAGCGGTCAGAAGTAAATGATGTACTCAGGGAAAAGACAGAGGCAACGAAAGAAGCACAGGAGAAGTATAGCGAGGCACTGAAAAAAGGTGCAGATAATGTTGATGAACTTTACGCTGCCACACAGGATCAGTCAGAAGCAACGATTGAGTATAACGGGAATATAGTTACAGTTACAGAGGCGTTAAGACAGATGGCTGACGATGAACGGGAACTCAATGATGCGAAGCAAACGGCAAAGGACAGTCAAAAAGAGATAAATGATGCAATCAAAGAAGCAAACGCCGAGATGGAACCGTATATGAGTTATCTCTCCGATATGACGGAAGAGACAAACAATAATACGGCAGCCACAAAGAATAATACCAGCGCAAAGACTGAGGCGACAGAGCAATCTTCGGTCAGTATTACAATGGCAGGTCAAGAACTGGAAGCATATCAGAATTTGTCAGTATCACAACAGGAACTGGCGGTGAATGTGACAAACAGTGTTCTTACTATGCAGGAAAATGTACAGAGTGCGCTGAAGTCCCAGATGGATATGTTTGAGGAGTTTGATGCCGGTACGCAGATTTCGACCGAGAACTTGCTGGCAAACATGCAAAGCCAGGTAGACGGCGTGACTGCATGGGAACAAAATCTGTCCGCTCTTGCTGATCGAGGAATTAACCAGGGCATTTTGCAGAAGTTGTCAGAGATGGGACCACAGGGATCCGGGTATGTTGCAGCGTTCAATTCCATGACAGATGAAGAACTGAAAAAAGCGAATGACCTTTGGAACCAGAGTGTGGACATTCAGGGAATGACAAATGAATGGGGACAGCAGCTACTTACGTCTGGAGCTGCCAATATTGCAGGAGGAATGGATGGTCTTACATCTGTTATGCAGGAAAGTGGGACAAATACCGTGATGGGATTGGTTCAGGGAATGCAGAATGCACAGGAAAAAGCAAATGCTGCCGGTAAAGATCTGGGAGTCAAGACGGTTGAAGCGGTAAATAATGGCTTGGGATGTCAGTCACCATCGAAAAAGACAAGAGAATCTGGGGAAAACGTAGATCTTGGACTTGTCCAGGGGATGAAAAATGGAGAATCAAATGTAAAAACGGAAGCAAGAAGTGTAGCGAGTGGAGCAATCAATGTGTTTGCAGCACAATGTACGGCATCAAAGACGCAGTTATATGGATATAATCTTTCTATTGGTCTTGCGAATGGAATTTCGGACGGAAGATCTGCAGTTATCTCGGCGGCAAGCAGAGTGGCAAGCGATGCAATCGCAACGGCAAAGAAAAAACTGGAAATCAATTCGCCATCGAAAGTATTCTGGAGAATGGGACAGTATTCTATGCAGGGATTGGCAAATGGTGTGACAGAAAACTCTTTGCTGGCACAGAATGCGGTGAAAGAAGCGGTTGACTATAGCGGTACAAGCATGACATTTGGAAACATGGCTGAAAACGAGTATACACAGTATAAAGCACTTCGGAACATTATAAAGGACGCAGTGAAAGATCTACAGATCAGAGCCTACCTGGGCGAACGAGAAGTTACAAGAACATTGTCGGATTGGGGTGTGGTATTTAATGCTTAAATATTTAAGTGGAAGTTCACAGGAAGAAATTGTATTAAGCGATAAAAAGATCCGCGCAAAAATCAGGACATCCGGACTTTATGATTCGGAATGGGAAGTAGAAGATACGAAACAGGCACAGGGAAGGAAAGTTGAAGAGTTCAGAAGAGACGCAGCAACCTATAAAGTGATCATTGATTTCCTCGGTGATAAAAGGGAAAGAGCAGAAAACGCAAACCGTTTTGCGGATCTGTGTGAAGAAGATATCTTCAGAAAGTTTCCGGGAACGCTTTTTCTGAACGGTTACAAAATAAAATGTTTCGTGATCGGAAGTGAAATAGGCGCGAAAGACAGCCGTACCCGTATGGAACGGATTGAGGCTAAAATATATGCTCCATACCCGGTATGGGTGATGGAGGAAAAGAAAAGCTTTTATTCGGATTCAGCTGAGAGAAGAGAGGACTATGCATTTCTGGAGTATCCGTATGATTATTCATATGATTATTCAAGACCGAAATCCGGGACAGAAAATTGGTATATTGACCATTACAGGGACAGTAATTTTGAAATGACAATCTATGGTCCGTGTGTAGACCCGAAGATTATTGTAAATGGTTATCCGTATCAGGTAAACGACACCTTAGAAGCAGGAGAATATATTGTAATCAGGAGCCGTGAAAAGAAAGTGATGAAATATCTGAGTAATGGAACGATTCAAAGTATTTTTGAAAAGAGAGAGAAGAAAAACAGTGTATTTAAACGGATTCCTTCGGGAGAACTTATCCTTAACTGGGATGGGACTTTCGGGTTCGATTTGACCATTTACAAAGAGAGGGGTGCACCGAAATGGATCTGATATATACCGACACAAAAGGAAAAGAGCTTGGGGTTGTATACACAACGCTTGATATGGAGATTGGAGAAGAAGCCACGAATGATTTTGAGATTGAGTATAAGAGGTCAGAGTGGGATGGAACAGTCGAGAACGGCTGCTTTTTTTATGTTCCGGAAACAGAGTTTGGAGGCATAGTCCGGGAAATAAAAACCAGCACAAAGACGAATACCATTACGGCGAAAGGATATACCTGGCGTGGAATGATGATGAAAAAGATCATTGAACCGCAATCTGGACAGGATTATGCAACAGCAACTGGTGAACTTAATGAGATCGTGGGAGAAAAAGTAAAGGGAGCGTTCCCGGGGCTATTTTATGGAAGTGATGCAGATACAGGGGTACAAGTAAAAGACTATCAATTCGACAGATATTGCACGCTCTATGAGGGACTGCAAAAGATGCTGCAGTCGGTAGGATACAGACTGGATATCAAGTTTTTTCAAAGAGAAAAAGAAGAGTCAGGATATGTTGTGATCAGCGCAGTTCCGATTAGGGATCGTTCGGTGGAATGCGAGTTTTCAAATGACAACGGTCTATACTTTACGATGGATAACAATCAGCGCGGTATCAATCATATGATTTGTCTCGGAAAAGGCGAGCTCAAAGATCGACTGGTAATCCATTTATACGTTGACCAGAACGGAAAAATAGGGCAGACTCAGTTCTTCCAAGGCGTTGATGAGATTGCAGATATCTACGACAGTTCAAGTTCGGAATATGAGGATCTGTTAAAGGGTGGAACGGAACGGCTGGAGAAAGCGAAGAATTCCATAGAATACGATCTGACATTGGAAACGTTGGAAGACGAGATAGATATTGGAGATATCGTAGGCGGTCGAGATTATTTGACAGGAGTATATATGCGGAAACCAATTGGAAAGAAAATCTGGAAGATAACGGATGGAGAAGAAAAGATTGAGTACAAATTGAAAGGAGAAAGCTGATGGAAATCATTACAGGGTATACCGGAAAGCCGCATGTTACGGCAGAGCAGGACCGGGATGTCAATGAAGGAATTTTTGATACTGGATCATTTGTTCTTAAAACTGGCTCACAGCTGGCAGCAGAACTGGTATCAAATAACGAAATCAAAGTCAGAGACGGAGTATTGGTGATCCAGGGATGCACGGCGGTGATTAAGAAAAATACTTATGATCCGGTGACAATCGCAAACGGATCACAGGGAATGAAACGGATTGATCTTATTGTGGCGAGATATAATAAGAACGAGGAAACAAAAATAGAAGAGGTGATGCTGAAGGTTATTCAGGGAACACCAAATGCAAGCACGGCAGCAGTACCGACGTATAAAACGGGAGATATTCAGTCTGGAGATTTGGTAGCAGATATGCCACTGTATAAAGTAACATTGGATGGACTGAATGTTACGTCGGTGGATAAAATGTTTACGGTAATTCCTACGCTTCCTGAATTAAGTAGCAATTTAACAAAAGCAAATACAAAAATATCTGCTTTGAGCACAGAATTAGCAACTACAAATACCAATTTGAAAACGGCAACTGCCGATTCTGGTTGGAAATATATGACTGCAAATAATCTTTCAGAAAAGCTAAAATTTCGCAAAATAGGTCATGTGGTATTTGTTGCTGGATCGATAAGATTTTCAGATAATGGAAAATTTGCAAACGATCAATATCTAGGAAATGTCCCGTCAGGAATGACACCAAATGGTTATAACACATACGAGTGTCTTATTCCGATAGCTATGCATAATGGTGGATCTGCTGGAACACAAGCACGTATATACATAAAAAATGGTAGAGTATATATCAGCGGTACAGATAGTGCCTCATTCGTAATGATTGTATCAACGGCTTATTTTAGCTAACTGGTATAAAAATAGCTCTTGTCGCAAAAAGAGTCCATGCGCCTCCATTTTTGAACGAAGTAATATGAATCTTATCGCCTTTACTACATTTTCCTGCAAAAGTAGAAACTAATTTGTAATAGTTTCCGTTATTTCCCATATTTACATTGTTTAATGCACAAGCGATTTCCTGTTTATAGTTTTCGCTGCTGATATTGGAGGAAACTATAACGATAAAAGCATATGTAACGCCAGCCTTCAAAAAGCTCTTGGTATCCAAATTTACTGTTCCTTGCGCAGTTGAATCAATGATTATTGGTTTTCTGTTTTCTAAAACAGTGTTAGTTTTGGTTAAATTCGCATTCGTGGTTGTTATTTTGGAATTTATATTTACTAAATTGCTATTTAGTTCAGAATCCCTCTAA